TCTACGTTGTATCCGTAAATATCATGGTTACCCAGTGTACAGTAAATGTTTACCGGACTTTCCTTTAACACTTCTGCAAATTCCAGAAGAACGGCTATACCAACTTCCGGCCGGTCGAATATATCCCCAGGCTGTAAGATCGCGTCTACAGCGTTATCTACAGCTATCTTAAAAACTTCCTTAAGCTTCTGTTTCGCGGCTTCCTTATAGTCGTCTATACGGTTTCTGGGGTTCGTGCCGCGTAAGTGTAGATCGCCTACGAATAAAAATTTAACCATCTTCTTCGTCCCCCTTTCCTTCTTTCTTACGAAGGTCCGTACATTTCAGTTCTACGATACCTGGAATAGTAAATGTAATTGTGTCTGTATCCCCTTCTTCACATTTAAAAAGCATATGGTCCATTACCGTTTTTACAATGTTGTCTGTTTTAGGTCCGCTTTTATCTGTCCACATTCTTAAGCCGTCCTTCTCACTTCCAGGTAAGGGCTTCGACTTTCCTAAGTAAATTTCTCCTGTAAGTGGACTGGTACCAGCGCTTACGTCTTCCCACTTTACACCCATTATTCACTCCCCTTTATTAAGTGTTCATTCGTCCAGTACAGCAAACGAAGAAGGATAAAGAACAAGATTTTTATTATACCTAGTTGTGTATTCTCATAACGACGACTGTACCGGGAAATACGGTAACAGTTTTTCAAGTAGTCGCTGTCTGCTTCTTCTTCGTCTCTTCTGTCGTCTTCGCAGCACTCACACCGTACCTGGTCTGGGTCGTCCGTATAGAAGATAATCCCACAGTCTATACAATGTTTTTTCATATTACGGACACCTCACTTTCTCCACTCTGGGAACGCTTCACAGCTAAACTTACTTCCCCGATTTCTGCAAGGTCGGCGTTATGTGTGATAAGGATAATCTGTCTTCCAAAAGTGGCGCTATACTCTTTTAAGAAATACGCTACCGACGGCGCGTACTCTTTTGATACGTGCTTACCTACTTCGTCCAGGAATAACGGACCGTCTACACCTTCCATTTCGCCGACTGCCAGACGAAGCGCAAGGGCAATAATATCAATTTTCCCGCCGCCGCGGTCATAATCCGGCTTTTCTAACTTCGTAATAACGCTGTCGTCGTTTAAGTAGTATTCAGCGATAGGCTGGTTACCTCTTAAGGTAAGGTCGATCATAAATTTATGATTCCCGCCGAAGACCACGTTAAGCGCTTCGCTTACTATGTCTTCTATCCTTACCTTTATCTGTTGTCTGGCGTAGTCGCTGGTCTTCTGTAAAAGAATTTGTACCAGTCCGAACACGCCTAACTGTTCTTCTGCTTCCGTCTTTACCTTTACTGCTGCTTCTCTCTGCTTTTCCAGTAGTTCGCGTTTCGCCATCTGGTTATTAACCTTATCCCTGGCGGTACGAAGATCAGCAGCTATACGGTTAATCTGCAAGGTGTTTAAACCCTTCACAGTACCATAGCTTACCGGCTCTGGACGGATAAAAAAATCCATAAGTCCCATAAGCTACCCCCTAAACTTCCGGTATGTTACTTTCCACATTCTTAAGGTTTTCTTCTACGGATTCCGACAAGCGGGTAATCTCTGCTTCGATCGTATCCGGGGTAACACCTAACTGCTTCATTTCTTCTACGACCTTATCACACTGTTCCTGTGCGGCTTCCAGCTGTGTTTCCGCCTTTGTCTTTGCATTTTTAGCAGCTTCCAGTCTTTCTTTTGCTTTCTCAATACGTTCTTTAATATCCATTACTTCGTACCTTCCTTTCCGTTTTTACTCTGATACATAAGTACCACTTTGCTACCGGCGTCCGCTTTAAAGGTAAAAGTCTGATATACCGGTACAGCTCCTTTGATCGGCGCGTTTTCATTCAGTATCACAATTTCGCTATTGTCTGGCACGTCATAAAGTAGCGATCTTAAGTCTTTTACTGTCATTTTGTATTACCTTCCTTTCTGGTTATCATAAGTGCCGCCTTTTTGCTGTCTTTCAGCATGACCGCGGCTATTTCCACTTCTTCGTCTAAGGCGAACCCTACAGCTTCTCTAAAATCCCCCGGAAGCTGTAAGCGTCCTTTTCCGTCAAGTTTACGGGATACCTTAAACAAACCGCCTTCATATAAACCCATTAGACTGTACCCCACTTTCCGTATTTCGTAAGGTAGCCGTCTGGTCCCAGGTTACGGAAGTCCGTAGCGTGTTCATTCGCTACGCCGACGTCCTTATAAACCCCCAGGTTATGGGCTTTTCCTTTGTAGAAACACCGGACTTCGTAACGCTGTTTATCTTTCCGGTAGTGGACACCCTTAACCATGTCGGCGTATTCTGGACCGGTAGGCTCTACCGGTATGTAGCTTTCACCGATTGGAAGGTTAATAAGGTTATCCCTGGTAAGGTTCAAACTGTTACCGTCCTTAAAGATTGTGTTCTGTCCGCGTTCCGGCTTCGATATAACCCTATGTAAAAGTGGCTGCTTCTGTTCAAAGCCCGGAACATTTACTACCTTACCGCCGACACGGTGGGCGGTCGCTCTTATATAAAGCTGTCCATTACTTTTGTGGATAAAGGAAAACCATGTACCAGGCCAGGACTTAACTAAGTCCATATCCGCAGCGTCTAGTTTTACTTCCACGGAACCATAGCCCACGTTTGGCGGCGCTTCTACAAAAAGCGTAGCTTCCTTTCCACGTATGATAAAATCGTTTTTCAAACTGTCGCACCCCCTAAAACGCTGTCCAGATAACCGATAACAGACTTACCGATACCTTCCGCCAGTGTTACCGTAACAGCGTTCCCGAACTGCTTATACGCCTGTGAATTACTTACAACCTGTTTCCAGTTATCCATAGGAAACGCCTGTAATCTGCCGTATTCCGTCGGCGTAAGTTTTCTTACTCTATACTTCGTATGATCGAAGATTTTAATATGATGTGTACCACCCGCTACAGCTGTAGCTGTCTGGCTAATACCTTCCGGGTCGTGTACCCGTCTACTGTGATCGTGTCCGCTACTCTCTAACATTCCTATCACCTCTATTTCCGGTAGCCCTTGCGGCCGTTGCTCTCTCTCTCTCTCTCTGTATTCATACATTCGTCTACCCTTTCCAGTACCAGCGGTACTTGTTTGTAGTCCGACGCCAGTAACGTAGGGGAACACCCTATAAAGGTTCCTTTCCCGTTACGCTGTGCCTGTATTACGCCGTCCTGTATTAGCTGATCTATGGCCGGTAGGCGCTGGCTCTCTCTCTCTCTCTCTCTCTCTACAATCATGTGTCATTTTCTCCGCCTTTCTTATCACATATAACCACCTGGGAACATCCTGTAAGCAACGACTGGGCTATTTCTTTTCCGACCCGTCCGCGCCTGGTGTTACTTTCCGGGTAAGCTATATTTATGGCGTCCCCATATCTCCCTACAGCTATCCCGACTTTTGTAGCTTCGACTATCGGGAACAAGGGGGCGTCTTTTCCGTATCGCTTTTCGTGGTATTCTCTACCACCTTTACCCCTTGCCGACTGCTCCGTAGTGTCGGGGCTACCTCTGTGTAAATCCTTTTCCGGCTCTCTCTCTCTCTCTCTCTGTAGGATAGCCGTAAGTGTCGTCTACAATAACGCCGTGTAAGTCCTGGGCGGTCAATGTAAACATAGGGTCTTCGTCTTCCTTCGATCTACGCCCATTCTGCCTTTTATCTACTCTGTCCGGCGTAATCGTGGCGTGTACCTTACCCATAGAAGAAATACGCTGTAACGCCTGGTCTATGATCTTGTGAGCCTTTTCGTCGGCAATGTAAAACTTGTCGTCTACGTCAGCTTCCAAGATTGTAGAAAGCTTCGGTACGTAGTCGTGTTGTTCTTCTGGGTATGTGTAGGTATCTGGCAAGCTGTCCAAAGTACCGACAACTATATACCTTTCCCTATTCTGTGGTACGCCCCAGTATTTGCTATTAAATAACTGTGCGTGGCACTTATACCCGGCTTTTCCATATTCAGCTTCCAGCACTGGTAGAAGTTTCCTTAACGCCTTCACGTTTTCCGCTACAAGCACTTTCGGAACCTTCTCCGGCTCTCTCTCTCTCTTGCTTCGGCCAGCAGCCGCATGATTTCAAAAAACATACCGCTTCTGGTCGCTGCCCTGTGGTTCGTACCACCGCAACCCGGACATAAATTTTCTTCGCTGTAAGTTTCCGCGGACACTTCCCATACGGTACCGCAGTCGGCACATTCCAACTTTATACCCGCCTGTTTTCCGGCTACGCTTAAGTCCTGGCAAGGAAACCCAAACGCCCAGACGTCGGCTTTCGGTACATCTTCAATACACATTTTCTGTATATCTGCCTGTACCACATGATCGCCTACATTTTCCCTGTATGTGGCTACAGCGTACTTGTCAAAATCCCAGGCACCAACGATCTTAAACCCGGCGTTCTGGAAACCCAGACCAAGACCACCACACCCACAAAAGAAGTCGTTTAATGTGTACAATTTTCTTTTACCTCACTTCCGCACAATGGACACACGCCCCCGGCAGCTTCCCAGGCGGCCTGTAGTTCTTCCTGTGCTTCCTCTAATTCTCTGTTACATTTTTCTACGTATCTTCCAGCTGCTTCATAGGAAAGCTGTCTTGTCTGACTTACCGCGTTTAACCTCTTAAGGTTGTCCAGTTCGTCGTACTGCTTAGAAATGCTTCCTAGAATGTCCGCCAGGGCTTCTGTGTTCCCCAGGGAAGATACCTTATATCGTAAGTCGTGTTCTGCTTCGCTTACTTCGTTAAATCGCTTATAGGCACGTTCCAGGGCTTCTAAGGTTTGTGTGTCTTTTTCCGCTTCGTCCAGCATGAACGAAAGCCCTACCGCCTGGTCTAACTTCACTACCAGCGCCGATGTTCTTCTTATGGTTTCCTGTAAATTGATATATCCATACTGGAAACCTAAAAGTGCGTCGTACCTTATTACGTCTGCTTCCACTTCCTTAAGATCAGCCTGTAAGTCTTCCAGATTCCGCGTAATATGGATAACCCTTAAAGGTTCGTTCTGATCTTGTACCGCTTTCCAAAATCCTGTGTTAAGGTCTTCCAGCTTTTCTTTTTTCGCCTGTTCGCGTTCCGCAATACCTAGCGATACAGAAGCGACGACCACACCGGCCAGACGTTCCACTTCGTCATAATATTTAATACGCTGTTCTGTATTCAGCTGGTAGCTGTTCATAAGTGCCGTAAGGGTAACGTGCCGGCTCTGATCTTCCTTTAATTTTGTAAAGGCAGCTTCCGCTACTTTAAGTTCAGCGTCGAACCGGTCAAGGTCGAAGTATTCCGTAAGGGATACGTCGATTTCTCCTATCTGTTTGTCGGCGTAAGAAATATCGTTACGTGTCTGGTGGGTCTTTTTATTTACCTCGCTGATCGACTTATCTACGATTTCTGTACCCGCCAACTTTCCTAAGACCTTCGCCCCTACGCTTGCGCTTTCCGAAAGCATAAAAGGCGCGTCCAGCTGGAAAGCAAAATTTAAACAGGTTTCAAAGTCACCGTACTGCTGTTTTATCAGTCCCAGGGTTTCCTTAATCTCTGGCGGTATCTCTGCCTTTTCCCACGCTGTAGGGAAAGCGCTGTGTGTATAGGTCGTCTTACCCTTTCTACGGGTCTTCGTGATCGTGATACCGTTATCAAATGTTACGGATACCTTAACCTGGTCTACAGCTTCTTTAATTGACCCGTCCGGGTTACGGATTGTGTGTAAGAACGCTTCCCCGGTCGGCTCATTAAAAGCGAACCACCGAAGCGCTCTTATGATCGCTGTCTTTCCGGCGTCCGACGGTCCGGTAATGACCGTCAGCCCAGGGGAAAGACGAAAGGTACTATTTGTGTGTGACTGGTAGCCTTCTATCGTCACTTCCTGGATTTTCATTACAAAGGTTCCCCCTTCCTTACTTTCTCATTTATAAATTCTATAAGCAGCCACTTAGGTATCTTTATCTTCGGGCCGTCCTGTACATACGGGAAGCCCTCACTATGGATAAGTTCGTAGGTCTGTCGCTGGCCCTTTCCCAAAAAGTCCATTAAGTCGTATGGCGTAAGCATTAAAGGCAGATCGTCCATACTTCTAAATACTTTCGGTTCTCTGGCTTTAGCCATTGTCTACCTCGTCGCCCAGGTGTTCCATTTCTTCTTTTTCTTCTGCCGTAAGCGGCGTGTAAAAGACTTCTGGTACCGTACTTCCTACAGCTAATGCTATAGATTCCATAGCGGACTTAGACGGCTGCTTATTACCGTTTTCAATGTGGGATAAATGCCCCACGGATAACCCTGTTTTCTCTGACAGGTCTTTGAGTAACAGACCACTAATTAGTCTGTAATACTTTACTTTGTTCATTGCTTTTTTCTCTCCTTTGCCGTTGTCCTTGTGACGGTTTTACTTATTTATTTGTCTTTGTGACAATTATACAGTGTAAAATATAAGGATACAAATACGACTTGTCTTCACGACAATTTTTATAACTTCCGCCGTGTGTCGTCGTTACCCTCTGTTATCCTCTGTTTACCTCTGTCACAGAAAAAAATTTTAAACTGTAGTATTGGTGTCACGCGGTACAATTATGGCGTAAGGAAAACCGGATTTCTTCGCCCGTATCACTTCCTTTTCAAGCTTCAAACGGTCGTCGCTCTTATAGATCACGATACAGCCGTTTTCCACTATCACTACTGCACATTCCACTAGAATACCCCCTTTCAGTTTGTAAAATCGGTATCCAGCATACGCCCACGGACTACAGCGCATAACTTAAAGATCGTGTTCCCGTTCGGGTACCTTCCGTCGTATCGCAGTATCCAGGTAATACCGTATACGTCTGTAAAACAGCGCCCTTCCGTGGCAAGGCGGCACCGGCTACCGTCTTTATTGTAATATGCCGCCCAGAAAAGGGTACTAAGTTCGTGGTAGATCGCTGCCCGGTGTGGGCGATCGGCGCTATCATAATCTTCCCGGTTAATTAAAAGTTCCAGGCGTTCCCGCTGGCGAAGTTCACGGCGTTTAAGTTCGCGGCCGTAGGTCTGCTTCCAGATACGGTAAGCTTCTTCCTTTGTCATTCCTTCGCAGTCTTCATAAATTTGTCCTATGATCTGAAACTGATCGTAGGTATCGGGCGTTTCTGGCGCCCGTGTACCCTTTAAAAATTCGCTGTAAAGCATTTTCTTAGCACCCCTTTCTATTGTTTCTTAACCCAGTCTAAGAAGTCGTCTTTCGGTATCCGGTAGGAATTACCTAACTTCTTCGCCGGGAACCCTTCACTTTTTACCAGTTCGTAAGCCTGTCTTTGCCCTATTCCTAAGTAGTCCCGTATGTCATACACGGTAAGGAAGTTCGGTAAGGCTTCGTCGTTCCCGTACAGGAAGTCTAAGCGTCTGGAATTGTGTACGCGTCCGTCTTCGATTTCCGGCGGTGGCTCTACAGCCTGTCGAATGTCTGGAAGAACGGTACGAATTACGTCGGTTGTGATCTGTGTTACCAGCTGGCGTATGTCTACGTTGCTTCGTAGTGCCTGTTCCATTTTGTTAAAGGCTTCAATGTACAAAAGCTTCCAGTGTAAAGCAGCTGGTCCAGTGAATCCCATTACCAGAAGACTAAAGCCGTCGCGGGTAAGTTTAAATCTTCGCTGTGTTCTGTTCTTGTTGTCCTGGTAATCGTCCGGTATAAAGTAATCAGCCCAATTTTGGGTCGATTGACTTTCTAACTGGTTTATCAAGTCGTCGATACTTCTTAATACGTGAGTATGACGCTTCCCGAACCGGTCCGCTACTTCCAAGCTGTCCGCTACCAGAACGCCGTTATATGAAGTAACAAGCGCCTGGGGATTTCCTTGTATCATGCTATCAATATTCATTTTGTCGCCCCCTTTGTCTGGATACCCACATAGTCGCTTCCACCTGGGAAGAACACTTTTTAACCTCTACACCGTCACGGTAGATAAGATACTTCGGGGTAGGTCCGCTGTCGTCCTTCTTTACGGTGTAGTATTTTGTCTTATATACTGTTCTCATTTATATACCGCCTTCCGTTTCTTTTTAATTGCGCCTGTCACTTTATAGTGTCATTATATAGCGCTATCCGTCACTTGTCAATAGTTATTTGCAATTATTTTTAATACATTCGTCACTTTATAGTGTTGACAGTGTTTCATTATAATGATATAATTGTCATACAGACAACAGAAAGGGGGTGTAAATCCTGTGGCTATGTCTGAAAAGATAAAGATAGTATTACTTAAAAGAAAAATGACGGTTACCTCTCTGGCGGAAATGATAGGAACCACACGAAGTAATTTAAGTAATAAGCTTAGCCGCGATAACTTTAGTGAAAAAGAGTTGAAAGAAATAGCAGAAGCTTTAAACTGTGATCTTGATATGAATTTCACTTTAAGGGATACCGGCGAACAAGTTTAATAAGTTACAGTTCGGAAGAACGCACTTACCCAGGAAAGCCCTACAGCTGCAAAGTTGTAGGGTCTTTTCTTTGTCGTCGTTGGGTGATATAATAAAAGAAAACACTTAGGGGGATAAAAATTATGAAATGTCCAAAATGTAAAAGTGAAAATGTTAGTGTTAATCTGGTACAGGTAGAAGGAAAGACTAAGAAGCATGGTAACGGTCTGGGTGGTCATATCAATAATACCGCGCGTGGACTTACAGCTATATGTACCCTGGGTATGTCTAACCTGGTATGGAAGAAGTCAAAAGGAAATGAGAAGACAAAGTTTAAGAACAAGACCGTATGTATCTGCCAGAACTGCGGCCACACCTGGAACGCCTAAAGGGTAAACAGAGGATAACAGAGGACAACGCTATAAACTAGCTTACTTCGGATAACCAAGGATAACAGAGGTAAACAGAGGATAAAGAAAAAGACCTACAGCAGTAAGGAAGGTCGAAAAATTTTTAAAGAACTTAAAGAGGGGGGTATGGAAAACCCACTCATAAAACGAATAAGAAAATGAGTTAAAAAACAGTACCCCCTAAAA